AAGAGCCACCAGGAGTAGGTAGGTCCGTAAAGGATAAAGTGCCAGAACCATTAGTTTTGATAGCCTGCCCGCTACTACCATCGGCGACAGGGAAATCATACGCTGACACCGCGGCTGCTAGGTTTGAGTCATAGCCCAACACATCAACGCCAGGTTCGAGGTCTAGACTGGCGCGGGCGGTAGCAGCGTTAGTTAAATCAGAAAGGTTATTTGATTTAATAAGTACAGTTGTGTGGAAACTAGCATCATCTGCGACGGCAGCGGCGAGCTCGTTTAAAGTATCTAGTGCCACAGGCGCGCTATCAATAACCCCCTGAATATCAAAGGAATACGCAAGCGACGCCCAAGCAGTAGTGCCGTCGCCTATTTTAAGTCTGCCGGTATCAGTCTCGTATCCTGGCTCACCAGAAGCTAGTGTAGGGTTACTGCTAGTCCAATTAGCGGCAGTATCACGGCGGAGTTGCATAATCGAATCAGCCATTTCTTCTCCTTAGTTATATCTTACCTTGAGCCTCGTCGCCGAGACAGCTTGGCCAGCAACAACACTTGGAGTACCAGGTGAAGTAGATATGCCGCTACCGTTTACATAATAGGTCGCGCCGGGGGTCAAACCGGTTTGAGCATCATCAACAGCCCCCGTAATTTGAACAGTTGCTGTAGAGGAATTAGCATAGTTACCGGCAGAAATACCAATATAATTGCTTGAGGTCAATACCGAGGTGCCGTAAAAAGCGAGCACAGATAAATCGGTGTTGGTGTCGTTGACAAAGCCATAAAACGCATCCGGGCCAACGCAGGCGCTGGCGTAATCGTTCTCCGCTCCAGCGATAGCGCCTATATCCGCGTCAAGAGTTATAGTCGTCCCTGACGTGGTCCAAGTTCTAAAACGAATATAGGGGGCGGTTTCAGAAGCGAAGAATGCGCCTTGAAAATCTGAAGCAATCAAGAATGGGGCAAAGTTAATGGAAGAAAGCCCTTTACTAGAAGCCATATTTACGGACGAGCCTGCTGTAACTACTGTTCCAGAGACAGTACAGGCGAACATATAAGCATGCGTACTAAAGCCGTAACCGTACATAACCATCGCAAGCTCTCTATACGGATCCCATGCAGCATGTACCCTCCCATAACAATTTGAGATGCCGGTGGTGGCCCCCGCATTTTCTACAGTAACTGTTGTTCCTGATACAGAGGCTACGACATACCATACAGCATCGACGCCGGGAGCATCGTGGTAGTAAAAACAATACTCATATCCTCCGACAGAGAACGACGCTTGATGGGACGAGGGGCTGCCGCTTGTTGGAAGTGAGGTCGACGAAAATGAAACTGTCGTCCCAGCGGTGATGGTAGCCCCGCTGATAGAAACCGCAGTAGCATAAAGTAAGGCATCCGTCGTAAGCCCGTAGAATACAATTACGTTCCCGTTGCTAGCAACATGAGCGCTAATACTATTTACCGCTGTCGAAGATGATATCGCCGTGCCGGGGCCCACTACCGGGGATCCGCCATTGTAATCAATTACGTACGCAGTGTAGTTACCCGCCTTATGATGTACATAAAAGAACTTGTCGTCGCCTAGGCTAATAATGGTTGCGTAGCCAGCCGGGTCGGTGAAATCGGCTGGGGAAGTCTCACTCAGTACGGTGAACGTACCGTCTCCGTCGTCTGAAAGGAATAACAGATTACTCTGCGAAGAGGTTTCCCTAAATACATTGCAGATAATCCCGCTGACAGGATCTACTGCAGCATGACCAGCATCGTAATATGGCGTCTGAGCGCCAAGGTCGAATTCTGTCTCCCATGAACCTGATGAGAAACTTACATTGCCTGCGCTTGATACAGTACCGTCGGAGTTAACGACACATGGGTCGCCATCTGCAATGCTTCCTGAAGCTGTTGCAGTAAACGTACCTGCTACTTCAGGCGGAGGTTGGAATGAAAGAGTTCCAGCCCCGTTGGTTTGCAGTAGTTGATCTGCGCTGCCATCAGAGGATGGCAAATCTACGGCGGACAAGAAACTTGCTAAATTTGCATCATACGCTTGGATATTTGTACCAGGTACCGCTACGAGGTTTGTACGTGCGGTAGCTGCGTCTGCAACGCTTGCGAGATTGTCTGTCTTAGTAAGTACGCTAGAAGAAAATGAAGCGTTATCACTAATAGCGGCCGCGATTTCGTTCAAAGTATCCAGAGCGGTGGGCGCTCCATCGATCAAGCCCTGGACATCGAAGGAATATGGCAGTGAAGTCCATGCGGTGACACCGTCGCCTATCTTAAGTTTGCCGGTATCGGTTTCATAGCCAGGCTCGCCGGCAGCGAGCACAGGGTCGTAAGTAACCCAATCTGCTGAAGTGTCGCGGCGAAGTTTAAGTCTAGATAGATTGAGAGCCATAATTATCCTTGCGCCGTACCGCCTTCAATGGTTAAGAATGGGATATAGGTAGAAGTCGAATTGCCGAAATCCACAGTAGAGTCCGGATCGTAAATAGAACTCGAAGAACCCCCATCCGCATAAGTAACAGATACAGCATCAGCAAACGATAAGTTCCCAGAGCCATCGGTTGCGAGAACCTGATTTACTGCGCCATCAGCTGTCGGCCAGTTTAACCCGCTCAGAATTACCTTACCAGTACCATCTGGGGTAATTGGGATATCCCCGTTATCTGTAGAGACAATACTCCGGCTGTTTACATCTAAATCTCCGCCGAGTTGAGGGGTAGTGTCCTCGACAATATCGGCTATGCCGCTTATTGCGGCCTCCCAAGCTGCATTACCAACGCCGTCTGCGGTAAGTACGTACCCATCTGCGGCCGCCTGAGAATCAACATTACCAGCTCGGACGCTGCCGACAGCGATTATGAGCTTACTTGATAGCATAGCCATACGTTACTCCGGCTTAGTCGGCCAAATTACATTCCACGGGAAACCTTCTTGCTGTGGAACATCTAACAATTCTGTGCGATATGTTCGCCAAGAATTTTGTTCTTCCTCAGTCAAGTTTTCCCAACGAATAGGATTCAGAGAATCTACGGTTGTGGATAATAAATAATTTCTGTGTTGACGAACCTGTGCTGCTTTCGTGTCGTTTTCCTTGAACTGTTCATCGGCATATTCTTCAGCAGTCAAGATACGCTCAACGCCAGCAATAGAAGTATCTGCATCGTCGTCACAAGTACCGAAGAACAATGGATGATCTGTTGGCCATTGCGTCTGATTGCCGAACTCAATGTTTAGACCCTTAACCTTTGGGAATGCAGGGCCATGCGACATTGGGGCCACAGTGCAAGGAATACCGGTACGGGCATCAACATGGGTTACGCAGATATACATTGTTGTTCTCCTTTCTACACCGCGATCCTGCGGACAGCCCTAACATAGTAGGAACTGTACTTAAGGTTGGTGCCCTGGTAGCCATTAAGGAAGTACTGCCTCCATGCGTCCGTAGAACTGTACTCACTAGAAGGCCAGTAGCTAGCAGAAGCGAAGGCTTCGCTATTCCCTGTCTGAAATGCTGTTACAGAAGTTTGCGCTGGAGATCCTGATGTATAAGCAGAACCCGTAGGATTGCTGTTACGGTTAATGCCCATCGTATCGCCAGAAACATCATTGCCTTCTGGATAAGTAATTCCAGATAAGGAACGGCTAGAGGTATTATTTGCATCTGTTGTGGGCTTCAGATTCCGATAACACAACTCCAGCTCATCTCTGGCTGGAAGATACCAGTCCGTGTAACCACCAATTGACAATCCTTCGCAGAATTGAGCGGCAGGATACGTTGCGCTGTTCATTGACGCAGAAGCAGCCGGGCCATTATTTAGTGTTTGCGTAGCGCTTGGGCCAGCACTACCACTTGTTTTCCATTGCTTGCTACTGTTCTCGCCTGTAGATTTTGGAGCAACGATCAAATAATAATCTGATCCGCCTTGAGTGATTATTCCAGCATAGTATCCGCCGCCATATGACTCGCCGATAACGGTTGGTCCAAAAGATGCAGCGGTTGTAAATGAAGTTGCCGTAGACCACTCAGAGTAGTCTCCGTGCGAGTTTTTATATCGAACACGCCAGTAATATGTTGTTGACGTAGAAAGAATTCCACTAGATACGTTATATGTAACAGAAGTACCTGCAACATCACCTGTATTGACTACCGTTGACGAAAAATCACTTACGGTAGAAACCTGCCATTGTCCGGCAGCCATAGTAAAGCCATACAAGCTAGCAAATGCAGAGCCAGTAAGAGCAGGCGTGCTGCCTATATCTGTTGCAGAATCTGCCGGAGATACGTTTGTTGGCGTGGTTACAAGTTGAAGGGGGTTATCATTGACAAACCCAGCCTGAATGTAGACGTGCCACATTACGCCATCATAGATAAAGTCTACGGCGACCCCGCTCAAATCCAATATCATATCTTCAGCATCACCTTCGATGAAGCTGCCGTTACGCCCCACAGTGAGGTTAGTCGTTGACCAATCTGCGCCGTCTACAATCCGAACAAAGTCGCCTATAGAGGGAGATGCTGGAAGAGTTACCGTAAATGTTCCGCCAGAAGCATCCGCAATGACGCCTTCATTTGTAGAAGCCGTATAGTTCGCAGTTTTTCGTACATAGGTGATCCCACCGCCAGAAGCAGAAGCATCTTCAGCCTGCCAACCGTTCGTTGTGTCATAGGTCAGAACCTGCCCGTCAGTCGGGGTCATCGACGAGTAGACATCTGACAAATTCTTGATTGATTGCCCTGTGATGCCAGTTAAATAACCAGCATTATTCGTCAGGTCGGAAACATTGTCGCCCGGTTGGGTAGCAGAATCGGCCAATGCACCCTGAGCAGCCGTAGCGTAATCAGTAGGATCAAATGCTTTCACGGCAGCAAGATTCGTCACCTCACTATCCATGAGCGCACCAGCAGCCGTTACATTGGCGGTGTCGGTCACATCTGCGAGTGCTTCAATACCATCTAGCTTAGACTCATCTGCGGTAGTAAATGATGCAGTAGCCCCGGCCAACACGGATGAGTAGCCCTGAACAGACACGCCGATGTCAGAACTCTGCAACGCGCTATCCGCTAATGCACCCTGCGCAGCGGTAGCGTAGTCAGTCGAAGCGGTATAAGCGGCAGTTCCGAGTCCGAGTGCAGATTTCAGGGTAGATTCAGCGGTAGCGTCAGCGTCAATTGCGGTGGCGATCTCTTGAGCAGTCTGGTCAGCGGTGGCGCCGTCCTCTACATTAATCGCTGATCGCAACGCCGAGGCAGAGATACTCCCAACCTCCCCTGCAACGGATTGAACCGCGTCGGTCTGGTCATGTTTAGACCAGTTCGCGGAGTAAATAGAAGTCGACGCGTTATCAGTAACAGCAACGACATTGTCGCCCGCGGTAAATACGACGCCACCAACCGTCCCGCCTACTGATACGTAATAGAACCAGCCGGTCTGGGCTGCACCAGAGCCAGGAAAAGATCCAGTAGATGCGTCCCAATCACCTTTGTACACCATGCCGTTCGCAAGTGCGGCGATGTCTGTTTCCATTTGGTCAAGGTCGACAGCCTGTGTAACGGATACATAGCCTAATTTAGTCTTCTCTGCGTCAGTAAAGGCGTTTGTGTTTGACTCGGCCTCGTACAAAGATTTTATTTCAGCGCCGGTCTGATCGGCGGTAGCCCCGGCTTCAATACCGTCTAACTTGTCTTTATCACCATCAACAAACGCACCTTCTACTAAAATGGCTTGGTATGCACTGTCGTGGTTGTGATCGTCCAGGGTGTCCAACGCAGACTGAACGTCAGCATCCGTGCCGCTCAAAGCCCCAGCGAAGTTGCTGGTGTCAACCAATATATCTCCGGCATCGTTAGCGTGGGAGACAACATTTACTGGGACAGGAAAATTTGATCTAACGGGCTGCGCTCCACCAAATTGGAACTGAAAAGAGCCGGTGCCAGCACCAAGTTCATTAGCATAGAATTTGAGGACGACCCGATCAGTATCGGTGAACGTGGTCGCATCTATTAGCGCAAAAGCAAAAAATTCTTCGTAGGTTTGGCTGGTAACCTCAGCCGTAGTGCCGGAAGTACCAATCAGCGTTTCGGTACCTAAAGAATCTCGGTGGTAAACCTCAAAGTAAAAACTAGCTGCATCGTTGGCGTTTACTACTCGTACGTTACCTACTGTACTAATAGAAATAGAGCCAGTACTACCGCTTAGAATACCGGCACTAGAGGCAAGAGAGGCTACAAGTACATTGCCCCCGTCAATCTCTCCTGTAGGGACATTAACAGCTACAGTGTCATAATCAGCATCGTCCGTCGATGTGACTAATTTGTAGTAAGTAGAAATGTCGCTTGCCGCTGTAGTTGGATAGAACACCACATTGGCAGCGAGCGCAGAAATATCTAGCTTTTTGTCTTGGAGCTCGTCGATCGCAGACTGCACGTTGCTCGCAACAAGCCCGCTTCCAGCATTGTCATAACTGGTATCTGCGGCAACCAAATCTGCCGATCCTAGCTTATTTTGCTGAAGCTCAACAAAGTTATTATCGAGCTCAGCGTTAGTAAGGGGCGCGCCTTTGTTGGTTACGCCATCCGCAGTTGTCTCACGGGTCTTGATAGCCATCAGACACGCCCCCTATTGGCTAGTTTATGATGCTGAAATAGTGACGGTCCAGGTAATGGACATTGAGTCACTAGCGCCCTTATTTACAACGTCAAATACTGTACGGCACAGCAAAGTGCCGCCAGAAGCTGCGTTGAGGATGCCAGCTTCAGTAACTGCGCCAGTACCCACGCCAGCGCCGAAAGTAGCAACATACTCTACGGCGTTATCAGTTACGGTAGTAGAAGTAAGTGAAATGCGGCTACCTGAAATAGCAGTTTCGAGAGCGGTATCGCCAGAAGCTGCGGCGGTAGTGCCAGTGCCGAGCTCCATATGACTCATAGCGGTAGCGGTAGCGTCCTTCATACGAGAAGCGATAAAACCCAGGCCAGTAGCTACTATCAAGTTATCAACCTCGCGGCTATCCTTAATAGAACCGTCTTTACCAGTAATGACGATTTTAAGGCGGCCTTTTGCCTTCATATTGTCCTTAATCATAATGACTCCTTAGTCTATGTAGCGAATCTGTCCGACATAATCTTCCGCAAAGTAATAAGGGTTATCAACGTACCCTTGACTTAGCAACGACCCGCTGTCGGATGTATTGGCGGAATCGCTACGAACCGGTCCCAGTAATTTTACCTCTGCATCAGAGATTTGGCTACCGTCGCTGCGAGGCGTAGAATGCTCAAGAATACTTACATCCGCAGTACTGGGTTGGTCTGTGAGCCCCCGAGAATAAGCCAATAACCGGGAAAAACTGTCTGCAGCACTGAGGAGATCCACGGTGTTTTTTGTAAACACCATGATCTGATCGTCGTCAATATTGGCTTCGCCTAGGAAATCATCCGTAGCGTATAGCGCATCGCTAAAGGCACGATTAGCGTACCCGCCAGTCACGAGTACATCGGAAGTAGAAACCGTATCAAGAAAAGTTAAGTAAACCCCTATAGATGAGGCGTCAACCGATACAGGTGCCTCGGTGTACGTCGTCCAAAGGGTTTTTGCATCAGAATCTGCTACCCCCAAAGCATCCGGCTTTTCTAACCCATAAACGAAAGTCTGGCCGTCCGACGAACCTAGCAACTCTGACTGTTGAGCGTTGAAAGAAACGTTTTTTACATCAGCCGTCGATATATCTTCAGACTTGGTTAAACCAAACGATCTGAACGCCTCATCCGCTGTAGCTATCGTAGCCTCTGAAATCTGCGTACCGAAAGTTAAAGCTAGATTTTCAAGCGCCGAAACCGACTCAGATGGGTTCTTACCGGCAGAAAATACCACCGAGTCAGTAACGCCGAAAAGATCGTAATGTCTACGGTATCGCCCAGATGCTCCTAGAGATACCCTTGCCGTTATTAGGATGTACTTAACACTTGCTATAGGGTAAGTGTAAGCATCTGCCTGAATCATTTTAGAAGTCCTCGCGGACGTAGAACTTCAACTTCTCATATACAGTCTGGATAGTACTGTCAGAGAAAGTAATCTCAATTTCAGCTTCGTAAGGCCCTGGGTCTCCAGCTAGGGCATCTGCGTCATCAGCCCATGAGAACGCTACTACGCCATCGGCCGGAGATACGTTTATACCTACTAGCGTAGACCGTACGGTCTCAGAGCCTAACTCCCTAAACTTCAAGCGTACGGTTGCCCCGGTAATATCAATGGGAGCGCCAGTAAACTCGTCGCTCAAAGTAATTTCCATTACTGGACGAGTATCCCCCTGAACCAATTTAATTTTGTTACTCATACGGCCGTTCTGCCCTGCGGTAGTCTAGGATAATGCCGCCAATAGTATATTTTACATTTTGCGGCATACCAAACCTCTGAAGTAGGTGCCCGAACCTAGCTAGGGACTGACTAGGCTCGGGCGGCCGGTGTTAATACAGGGAAGCACATACCCTGTACAAGCCGCCCACATCCGGCGAGGGCATATGGCCTGTTCTGTCATAACCCTGCGTACGCCACCGGGCGATTCTGGTGATTGCGCCTAGAGTCCTCAGTCTTAACTCGGTCGCAATAAAAACGAAACTCTGCCCCATATCGCTCAGCCCGGGCTCTGTCATATGTTTCGGCGTCGTGCTTGTTATACGCCAGATGCTTCATCCACAAAAGCAGACTGCGGCGGTGTTTTGCCGAGATTTCGAGGTCGGAATTAGCATTTTCGATGTGTTCTAGCGGCAATCGATAAACAGACATCTGAATGTAATCATTAGCCTGAGGAGTATCTAGAACGCGTACGCGCTCCTCATCCCCACCGACCACGATCGCCCGAACCTCTCCGGGAACGCCTGTATAAACGGAATTTCTAGGAATTCCATAGTCATCTAGACCGAGATCTCGGTCCATATCCTCTACATTCAGCACGGCGACAGGCTTTTTATCAGAAACTCGCCATGCGCGTCGGATCTCTAGAATGAGCGGGTTTATATACGCCCAATCACGTCCGGCCCTGATAATAATCCTGGTGTCCGGCGAATAGTCGTCCCTGATACCGTCGGTCAAGCGACAGAACTCGTACTGGGCATCGTCGATAAACGACAAAATCTCGTCGTCGGACCAAAGATACGGGGCTACCTGGTCATAAACCTCCGCTCTAAAAGCAGCAATCAACCAAGCAGCGTCGTACATTAGTTACCCGCCTCAGCAAGTTCGTCATGGTACCGCTGCCAGACGGGAGCGAACTCCTTGGCCTGAACACGGAAACCTACTTCCTTAGAAATAGCATCTGCGCGCGGAGCGCCAGCAGCAGTAAAATCTTCCCGATCATTACGCTCAACAAGAAGCAAAATAGCCTCCATAATCAGTCCGGCGCGTTCGGATAAATCAAATGGCTCGTATGACTCTTTCTTATCTTCTAAGATGTCAACATCAGAACCGTCGGCCGGAGTTGCGCCGATAGCTACAGCCTCGCGGATAGCTACTTTCGGTACAAAAACCGGTTCCCCCTTTACGAAACCAACTGTGTGCCCAGTCAGAGTACTGAGGACGTGGTTTCTATTAAGAACCATCATCATGTGCTTTGTCTCCCTGATTCAAGGAAAGAGGGGGACTTGCGTCCCCCTCTTAACCAGCTTAGTGGGTCTGTGCCTCGTTGATGCGGCTATCAACCACATATTCAACGATCAAGCGCAGAGCACCAGTAGCAGCGTCACCATCGGTACACGCCATAGTCAGCTGCAGGTCATAACCTGACGGGTTAGAGTAACCGGTAAAGTCAAGCGAGGAGATTGCTGCAGAAGCGATATTCACCTGCGTTGCGCTGTAACGGTCGTCGTCGCCACGGTCACCGATGTCCAGAGTAGCGGCAGTACCGTCATTGAATGCTGCGGATACGATCAACTTACCAGAAGTGATCGTAGCGCCTGCAGGCAGACGGATAGCGTCGAATACTACGGAGCCGGCTGCACCAATGGTTGCAGTGGAACCATCGGTAGCAGTCACGGTGTCACCGACAGCCAGATCATAGATGGCGGTCAGCGCGTACTGAGCGCCACGAGTCGGATTAACTTGGGCCATGATTAGTCTCCTTTACTGTTACTGAGCAGCGTATACGGAGATAACGCCGAAGTCTTGCTCGGTGTTACCAGCGTAGATGCTGTTGTACTTAGGCTTCAGGAAACCAAGGATCTTCGAAACCGAAATACCCTGCTGGTTTTCGTAGTCGAAGCCCTTCTCAACCCACTCTGGGTTACCCAGATCTGCCATACCGAGTGCCTGAGCACCGCAGAACAGAATCTGACAGCCGTCCTGAGTACCGGACGCGCCCCACTTAGAGCCAGATGCAGCACCGGCGGTGTTGTATACATGGCGGAACTCGTGGAACACGATGCCGTCGATCATGACGCTAGAACCAGAGAACAGTTCGTTGTCACCACGAGTGCGTGCGTGACGTACGTTCTGCATGTAGGTGTCGTCCAGCTTCAGTTTAGCCATAGCCTGCGGAGTCAAGAAAGCGTGGAACACTTCTTCGCCGCCAGAGGACTTGATACCGCGCAGGTACTGATCCTTAGCATAAGCCTTCAGCTGCACGAACAGTTCCCAAGACGGGGTGTCGTCAGCATCGACGGTGTTGGTAGCGCCGTTTTCAACGAGAACGCTGTTAGTACCGTCCCAACGCAGGCGACGCTTGCTAGTCGGGGTAGATACGTCAGAAGCGAACTCAAGGAACGGAAGATCGGAACCTACACGAGAGGTACCGTTGGTACGCATAGCGTAAGAAACACCAGACAGAGTCAGGAACGCCATCTGATCCATACGGTCAGCAAGCCAGTAAGCCAGAACGTCACGGCTGTTGTTGCGGAATTCAACAACAGACTTCTGATCGGCCATACGACCTTCATGGCGGTTAGCGTGACGAATCTGGTCAACGCGAATCACCTGATCGTAGCTCTTCATCGCTTCTTCGTTACCTTCCAAGGTACGATCGCCTGCGATGCCATCACCTTCGAGATCAGCCAGCAAAGTCAAAACGGCGCGTGCGCCCTTTTCGGACTTCTTCAGCTCGGTGATCTGCTGGATCATTGCATTCGGACCAGTTCCCATGAACTTGTCCACGAAAGAGTAGTTGCGAGCAGCCTTCCACAGGTCCATTGACCAAATAGTTTTCTGCTCATCAGTCAACAGACTAAAGTTAGTCATTGCCATGATGTGAGCCTCCTAGGCATTTTGAAAGTAAAAATACGTCAAACCGTATCAAGTTGTTCACAGTTTCGCTCTGTGATCGCGCTGAAAACGAGTTTTTAGGAGGTCGCACTCCATACGAACTATCGTGTCGTATAAACGAAAGTAACTGCATAATAGAAAAGCTATTTTTAACTGTCAAACAACCTTTCTTTAAACATCATCCCCACGTAAACGGGCCTTAGTCTCTTCATCGAGCTTAGCAAACTTAGACTGAGACAGCTTCATAATATCAATGCCCAATTCGCCGGCAACTCCCGCTTTATCCGAATCCACGCCTGCCTTATTGATAGGCGCTGGCTGTTTTTTATCGGCCTCGGCTGCTTTTTCACGAGCTTTACGGGCCCGGTCTGCCTTCATCACTGCCGTTTCTTCTTCTGAAGCAGCTTTGTCCTTAGAAACTGGGTTTCCTAGTACATACTTAACTGATTTCTGCAACGAAACGTGACGGTTAAAACCACGAGCCATAAACGCTTCAACCAAAACCGCCACCTCGTCGGTCTTTTCTTCGTCGAAACTATCTAAATCTGGGTTCAATTCCGGATACTCTGACTCAATACGGGCCAGAGCAGACTCGTACTTCATATCATCGATGGCGGCCTTACGGGCGGTGTCCGATTTAGTACTGGTCTGTAATTCAATCAGCTCGTCGCGCATAGCATCCACTTCGCGGCGGACCTTACGAGCGGCTTCCTTCTCGCCGTCCATAATTAAGTCTTCGTATTTATCCTGCAGCTCTTCGATTTTCGACTTCATGTCGGAAATTTCGTTGGTCTGTGTAGTAGAGCCTAATTGGCCCTCCAACTCCTCAATGCGACGGTTCAGCTCTGCTTCGCGAGCACGAGCCTTGGACACTGCTTCGTCGAACCGGGCTTTAGGTATACGGATATTGCGTTTACGGGCCTCTTCGGCCTCAGCCGCTTCGCGTTCTTCACGCTCTTCGTCAGTCTCTTCGCCCTCTTCCTCAGAAACGTCAGCCTCGGCTGCGGGCGCTTCATCCTCAGTTTCAGGTTCTACGTCCTTACCGGCGTCGGAAAGAGGGGACTCGCTAACCAGCTCGTCGCCACGGTCTACAACTTCTTCCTGCTCTACAACTTGTTCTTCACTCATTTCTAATCTCCCTATTTTAGGTCGTCTGTGCTTCGACCTGTTGATTGCTAGCGACAGCGGCCGCTTCGCGTTTGATTCTAGACTCCTGCTGCATCATCTCGCGCTTGAGCTGGATCTCCATCTCCATCTGCTCACGTTTGAGCTGATAGTCACGGTCCATCTCTTCACGCTTGAGTTCATACTCCTGCTGCATCTGGGCGTTCTTTAGCTGGAACTCGCCCTGAAGCTTCAGCAACTCGGTGTTCGGTGGCTCTTGAGCCCCCTTCTGAATGTTCATAGCCTCAGTCTGAGCGCGCATCTGCTTCAGTTCGGCATCGGTGCGCTTCTCTACCGCCTCGGCCTCCATCAGGCTCAGCTCGGCCTCCATACGGCGGGCCTGTGCCTGCCCTTCTGGGCTCTCAGGATCAACCTGCAAGGACTGTACGATCTCAGTCTTGTTCCGTAAACGGCTGGACTCTATGAGGAAACGGTCTGGGATATTGACCCCTAGCTGAGTACGAAGCGCCACGGCCTGGTCAAACTGAGAATCTTCAAATACTTCGCGATCAGGCTGACTAGACACTACAACGCCGTACTCTCCAAGAGTCAGGTCGTTGAAAATCTGCCCCTCTGGGCCTACCTGATTAACAACCATCTGCTCAGTCTGTTGAGATAACCGGTCGCCTGTAATCAGAACTACGCGCTCTTCAGTGTAGTACTCCTGAACAATATCCAAGATATTGCGGGCCAACATGTTGTCGGTCCGCATCATATTGTCCATAACCTTAGCCAAATTGGCCTGACCGCTACGCTGGTTAGCGAGCACGCTCTTGGCGGACACATCCTCGCGTGCAAACCCCTGCATATAATCGCTAACACCGGAGATGCTCTTGATGTGCTCCTCAGCCTTATAGGAGATACGGTCAAGGCCGGTAGGCGTTGAGTTAGGCGTAATCTTTTCGGCGCTATTAAGTTCATCAAGCTCAAGAACAAGCCCTGACTGCGCCCCACGCTGCTCCAACTCCGCCACAGACATATTCTGTAGAGCGTTGCGCTTGACCTTCCAGCCGCTATTGGCGGAGGTGTTAACGACGTGCAGTTCCTGACTAGAAGTCTTATTCAGCAACTCCTGCGGGCCGATCAGGTTCTCGACCAACCCCATAGTATGACCACGGCGGAAATATGGGAAAAACGGAACAACCGTGAAGTGCTTGTACGGGCTCCAGTCATCGTGCAAGACGATGTTGTCAGCAACTACGGTCCAGCGGATACGACGAATCATCTTCTTCGTGATCGTCAACCCAGGATTAGCTTCTAAGTACTCATCTACCTGCTCTTTGCCCCAGTCCGGAGGAACAATCCGCATATCCCCCGTAGCAATATCTACAAAGTGCGCTACGCGGTCGAGCTTTCGCCACTGGCGCTCGATGATGCGGACGGAACGTGCATTATCGCCGTCGCGCCCCCACTCGTCGGTATAAGAAACCGCGCGGGGCTTACCGAAACGATCTCGGTCCATGTCCACAGCGTCGTAGCTGTACGGCCAGTAACTGCCGGTGCGATTACGCAACATATCGGCATCGGCCTTGGAATACAGCATCTCAATCTCGTCGATCGTCATCCATTTAGTGACAATCACGTCTCCCCATTTATCAGGGTCGTATTCGTCTGCGTCAGCATCCACCAACACATTCTTAGGATTCAGTGGCTCGATACGAACTTCCCCGCGCAAAGAATCGGAGAAATCAAGGCGCACATCAAAGAACCCGCGGCTAGTGATAACACCGTCCGCAAACACGTCGCTGCGAATCCACGGTAATTGGTTGTTATCCGAAATCTGCATAAACACTTTGGTCAGAGCGTCTGCGATCTCGCTGGTAGCCCCCTCGTTACGCGGGCGGAAAGAAATATCAGTGCGGTTATAAATCTGTTCACCTAGTACATTGCTGATCGTACTGAGGATCTTATTGATTGTAAGAGCAGGGCGGCGATACGCCTTCAGAAGCGATAAATCTTTAGGTTCCCACTGTTCGCCAGCGAAAAAATCCTCACATTTATCTGCCTTGTTTACAAAGTCGATATGCCCGTTGTCACGGAGCCACTGATACCGGTTCCAAACGTCATCCGCAAGTTTCGTGTTTACTGGCATAGCCTATCCTTCACGCCGCCATGTGGCTTCCGCCAAAAGATGTAGTGTTCAATTTGTCTTTCCACGACGGAATATGGACGGCAGGTTTCTGGCTAGGGGGCTCTTTGTCCATGCACAGCCGAGTAGCCCATGCCAAGGCGTCAACCACGTCATCGTGTGCACCGGCTGGGAACCTCAGCAACTCTTGAACGGCCTGCTCTTTCCAATGCGCCTCCTCAGGAAAAACTACGCGCCCCTGCTGCATGCGACCTTGTAACGGGCGGGCACGCACCATTTTATCAGTATACGGCCTTAGAACCTCAAACGACACATATTGTCGTCGTTCGAGACTCCGTTTCTTGTATAACGGCTCAATAGCGCGCCAGATCTGTCCATCTTCCACGCCAATCATATAATCGCTGTTGTACGCGCTCTCGTAGCGCTTAGCAACATCGAGCATAGCCTCTACTATCGCAAAACTATCGCCCTTCATGCGATGGATGTCGAGAACATATAGTACATCATTTTCGCTCTGCAGTATCGTGGCCCCTACGGTCCAGTCATTCTGCTGTTTCTGCCCAATAGCAAAGTCCCACGCCGTGTAGATGTGCGCATTTGCAGCCTCGGGCATAGAAATCTGAAACCGGAAATATTCCTTTTTGAAATATACACCCTCGTCCGGAGTAGGATTCTGCTGATACAGAGCGGACCAAATACGAGGCTGCATGTTAGCCCGGATTTTCTGCAACGCGTCTGTAGGGTACCGCTCCTCGTGCAAACATGTTTCCGGAGGACGGAGTAACTGGAGATTCGGGGTCTGCTCCTCAATTTTATCGTCTGTGCGGATAATCTCGTCTGTATCCGAGTCCAGATACTCCCATTTCTCAGACAGGGCGGGGTATTTGATAATCTCAAACTGGTCCGCCTCTTTATCCGCCTGCATACTGTTCTGCAAACGCCCCGCCAAATCGTCGTCGTGCCACCACGTCTCGATCACCAACACTCCGCCGCCGGGGGCTAGTCGTGTGTACGCAGTCGACTGGTACCAGTCCCACAACTTGTCGCGTGTACCAACCGAATCCGCTTCCTCCTGATTTTTTAATGGGTCGTCAATAATCAGAATCGTCGCGCCCTTACCCGTAATACCGCCCCCAACACCGGCGGCGGTAAACCCGCCCCCAGCAGTTGTGTTCCACGCCTCTACGGATTGAGAGTTAGGATCAAGCTGCATGTGCGGGAACATGGCTGCGTACACCGGTTCGCGCACCAAATCACGGACTTTCCTCGAAAACCGCATGGGTAGGTCGAGGTTGTACCCGACATTGATGATTTCATGCTCAGGATTACGTCCTAAGTGCCACGCAGGGAAGCGGATCGAAGCGATTTCCGATTTACCATGCCGAGGTGGCATCAGGAGCATAAGCCTAGGGGACTTTTTCTCCAGAACTTGCTGGCTAAACCGCTCGAGGCGGCGGCAAATATCGTCATGCACCCAACCGGCCTGGTACGTTGGGTGAGTTTGACTCGTAAACTGAAGCAGGCGGCGGCGTGCCAGTTCGCGGCGAGCTAAGATCTGCTTAACTGTCGATTTGTTCGCCATCTTCTATGACTTCGAAATCGCCCTCTAGTGCTTCGTCCTGAGATTCTTCGGCTAAGCGGAGAAGTTCTTCGTCCGACATAGTCTGTAACTTCTCGACCAAGACCTTACCAGACACCGACACCTCGACTTTGTGCTTGACCGGCTCGTAAAAACCACAAATTCGCCCAATTTCGCGCCAACCTGCAACCATAACGGCCGGGTCGGCCTTCACTCGGGCCATGTCGATGGCTTCTTTCATGCCATCGACGACCTTTTTCCGGGTCATCTCGTTGGCTTTAGCAAACAATTCCCGCTCTTTGGCAATAGCAGCACGGATTTTGGGGTTTCCCGTCAGCGTAGACACGATCCCATTCTTAGCTACAGTCTCTGAGTACCCGGCGGCTCGGGCTGCGGCAGACTGCGTCATACCGTTCCAGACTACGTTCTTAACAAAATTGGCTTGCTGATCAGTCAGCGGGCGGTCTATTTGTACTTTTTTGAGTTTCTCGTGCGAATGGAGCGCGTCCAGAGAGGCTAAGTCCGCGGCTCGACGCTCGTCCCTAGTCAACTTCTTGTCTTTGAGTTCCATAGGACTAAATTTAACACAGGTTAGTTGGTAGTGTAAGTGGGCGCTTACTTGTTAAGTTGAGTATTTTAGTCAAGTATTTAGAAAATTAGGGCTGAGTGACTGAGCAGCTCCCCTCCCCCTTCGCCCCACAAGAGCCCCCCTACTTCGGTTTTGGTTTCGGATCTCATAAGGGACCCTAGTCACCAGCTCTAAAAACTTTTTTGCAAACGTTCCGGCACCACGCCCCCGTACCCAGCCCCAGCACCGCGCCTCCCTGCACTATCCCCTCAGCACCTCGCCCTCAGTACCAAGTCTCAGCACCACGCCGCTCTGCGACTCGTACTCAGCACACAACCCTCGGTACCAAGCTTCCCAGTGCTTCGCACTGGCTGCCC